ATGAAAATAGTGTATCTAATGGAGGACACGTTATATCTATACCATCATCTTTATTTTCTACTTTTATACTGTTCCAACCGGATGAATAAGCATTTACAGGAACACCTATTGTGCCATCAGCCTTATTGACAACACCAAACATATAATTAGTGCCATCTAATCCTGTTTGAGTAGCATTAATAACTACCTTTGTATCATCTACTGCCGTAGATTTAGCTATACCTGCTGTAGTATTCGATATTAACGGAACATTTGCAGATGCAGCCTTTGAGTCAACATATGCTTTTGTTGCAGCGTCTTGGGCTAAAGTGGGGTCTTTTAGATTATGTATAAATTGATTATTCATATCAAGAAATACATTGTTACCACTACTTAAGTCAACCAGTTTTACACTGTTTGTAAGTACTTGCCAAGATGTTCCTGAGCTTGCACTTGCAAAATTAAGAAGCTGTATGTTGTTACTATCTGCACTAACAAACTTAGGAGTTAGCCCAATATTTCCAGGACCCCATCCAAAATTTGCCTTACTGTTTAGTAGTTGCAGGTATCCACCATAATTAGTAGCACTCCCTGCTGCAATAATTAAACCAGTAGTGGCTGTACCAGAATTAATATTTGTAGTATTCTTTAATATACTATTTATATCTAAATTATCAAGTTTAATTTTATCAGCTTTAGACATTACTCCAGATGTCGTATTAGTTGCTGAGGGTAGCCAAAAGTAATCATCAACACTAATTCCTGTAGCAACACTATAACTATTAAAGCTAATACCAATCTTATCTGTATCTATTGAAGTATTTCCTACACTTGTTATAATGTACGATGGTAAATTAGGCTTATTAAGTAAATCAGTATAACTGCCAGTAGTTGCTACTGTAGCTAAACTATTAATAGCTGTAGTGATAGATGTATCAACAGAGGCATTAGTTGCCATATCTGTAGTGGCTGTATCTATTGCATCTTGTGTTTGTAGTATATTTCAATAGTTCGATAAATCTACACTACCTCCTCCTGTTGTAAGTAGCTTAAATCCACTCTCAGTTCAATGCCATACTTCATCAGTAATAGGGTCTTGCCATCATGTATAAGGGGTCTTTGGTCCACCCCTGAATATTGTCATTATTTGCTCCATAATTCTCTTGGTATTTGGTTAGTAACATCACCCTTTACTGTTCCCAGAGGGTCTAATGGGTTGGGTATAATTTGGGGGGTATGAATAGACAAACCAGTAAGTGCTGAAGAGCCTCCAGTGGTTTCTCATATTCTTTGCTCTACTTCTAAAGTTCTTTGCCCAAGGTTAATTAGTGTTTCACTATAGTTAAGCATATTAAATTCCTTTTAATTTGTTTCAAACCTTAGTTCCTGTCTCAAATCTCTTATACCATTGCCCTTCAGCTCAATTAAGATATAAGTCCCATAGTCTTCCAATAGTTTCATCAGGTTCTCCCCACCCTGCTCAAATTGTCCCCAGTATAGGGAATCTATTATCTATTACCATTGTTTGTTGGTTTATTAGCTTGTATTCTTTGTATATTTACCTGTTGCTGTTTAATCTTCTTATCAGCTTCAATCTTTTGTCTATCTAACTCCAGCTTTTTATCTTTTAGCCCATAGGTCATATTAAACTGCCTGATTTTCTCACCCAATTCCTGTTGTAATTGAGGATTGTACTCTTCCCTTGCAGCATCCTGGGCTTCCTGTTGTACAGCAGCCTGTATTTGTGCCACCTGTAACTTAGTCTCATTATCTCTTTGATTCAATAAGTCTTTTAGTTGAGCTTCATGTTCTACTTGTGCAGCCTGCTGTTGCAGTTGAGCCTGTACTTGCTGTTGTTGCTGTTGCATTTCCTTTTGCTTAGCTTCTTTAGCCTGTCTTTCATCATCTTCAACAGACCTTGTAACATCAGCAATAGAACTTCCATTCCATACTTTAAGAAGAGTAGATAGTGTAATAGTTTGATTTTGAATCATAGCCTGTGCATAACTATTAAACTTCTGTAGAAAAGCATCAATATTATCAGCATTATCTATCATTAAGCCATAGTCACATTCAGCAAATTCATCACCATCTATATCAATTATCTTGGCTGTACCATCTGTTTGAAGATATTGAAACTTTTGAGTTTTACCTTTCATAGCTGCTTTAGCTGTCTCTAAAAAGCACTCTAAAGCTCTCTTCTTTACATCATCATGCGTTAAGAATAGTCACTCGGTAATATGACTTGATTGAAGTACAGACCTTTCAACACCACCAACTGTCTCAGTAGAGCTTATTTGACCTTCTCTTTGAGGGCTAACCCCCATTACTTCAGCCATCTCCTGCTTCAAGAATTGAAGTAGATTGATGTCTTGCTGTATAATATCACCCTGGTTTAAATCCATTGGAGGAGCCTGATTATTCATCATGCCTGCCAATTTACCGGTTGCCTGTCCTTTTGAACCTTCCTTAAAGCTATCTCTTACAGCTATATGTGATGTTTTAGCATAATACATCCACTTATCTATATCTCAAGTTTGTGGTATAAGTGCTAAATCTAAAGTTGCTAATTTACCTCAGCTTGCTGCCAAGTTCTTATTTAGCCTGTCATGTATTACATCATATAAGTAATTATAAGGCTTAGCCATATCAACCAAACTGAATGGCTTATTATCATTTGAGTTATATACTGAACCTACTATTCCAAAGTGACATCTTGAAGGATTTGATAATCTGTTATACTGAACCACTCTGGGTCTCATATTAACATAAATATCTTTACCTATTCTTGTACCTTCCCAGGCTTCAAGTATTCATAGCGGTTGTACTTCTTCACCAGTAGTTTCATTAGCTATATAAGTCTCTGGGTAGAAGTTAAACTCTTCTTCACCAGTCTCAAAGTTATATGATTTTACTTTAAGTATCTTTCTATATGATTTTCAATATAATCTTACTACTCTGACATTACCAAAGTTATCAGTAAAGTTAGTGTTAAATACTACATTGTTTGATATAGCTGGTCCTTCAACAATAGCACCCTCGCCATAGGGTGTATCCAGTGGGTCAACAAATGTAAAAAACTGTCTTGGGTCAATAGTATCCATTTCATCTTGAGCTGCAAGGAATGGTAGCTTATTAATATACTCCATATCCTCATCAGTCAGTACATCATAATAGGTATCTATTACCTTACCAGGATTTCAAAAGTCCCAAAGAATAACCATATCAGCATCTTCAATTCTGTTTGAAAATCCTGATTTAAGTACAATCATCTTAGCAGGGTTAATCCTTTCAAAGATAGGTTCTCCACCTACAATATCACACTGGTAGGCTTCTTCACCTACTACCATAGCATCAAAGAATCCTCTATTGAATTTCAGTGGTATGCTTAACTCTTTGATATAATGATGAAGTACATAATTACCTCTAAGCTCTCTTATATCTTTTCACTCATACTTATTGTACTGTTGAATCTTTTGAAGGTCTTGCATAGCTTCCTCTTCACTTTGAGCACCTTGTGTAGCTCACTGTTGAAGGTCTTGCATCCATTGTTGCTTATGGTTTGCCTCAATCTCTGATACTGCATCAGGGTTGGTAACTATTAATCTTCAATCAAATCTTCTTTTAGATTCTTCACCTAAAAGTACATTAAGTTTTGAATTAATAATTGGATAGTGTTGTATTGTGTCAGGTATAAATGCAGCTTGAATGTTATTAGGATTCAAAACCAGTTCTATATCCTCAAGACTGATTTTACCATTGATTAAATTATAGTTAACTATCTTATTCTTGAGGGATTTTCTAACCCTTGAGTCCCAACTTCAAACATAATTTTCAGCCCAATTAACACACTTGGTTCTCCACTTAACAGTCTTCTTTGAATATGGAAGTTTCTGAACTGGAAAGTTTAATGTTTGACTACTCATGTTGAAATTTATTTATAATACAAAGATAATAACTTTGTTTCATATATACAATAGTATTAAGATAATCTTAAGATTTGGGGTATGATAGCTATAACAGTATTAAGGATTGATATAATCTTTTCAATCTTTCATATAACTATCTTCATCTCTTGTCTTATCTACTTTTTGTTCTCATAAGCCCAGTTTCTTCAGGTTTTCAACTCACTTATCCTCCTTACCTTTTGGATAATTTCTATTGAAGTAATCATCATAAGCAAGGTCATCACCTGAGCCTTTATTATCATCAAATGAATTATCCCCAAGCATCCTTAACTTGTCCTCTCTTATAAGCATAAGCATAGCTAAGGCATCATGTCTATCAAAGTTACCATCTATATTCCATAGAGCTAACTCTTTAATTAAGGCTAAAAACTTAAGTTTAAACAGGTGAGGTACAAGAGTAGTTACTTCAACTCCATCCTCTATCTTAATATCCTCTATTGGTTTAAGTAGAAAGTCTCTGATACATCTTCTTGCATAGTTTTTAACAGGGTTGGTAGCTAAGGTCCCTTTGGCTTTATTCCCATAGGATAGTTTTGCCATGTCTTTATCTCTCAAAAACTCAAGAGTATCAGATAAAAGGTACAAACAGTTATGCTTAGAAAAATAAGTAAACAAACCTTTTTTATTGTTTTCATAGTTACATTCTGCATTATAAAATAGCAGTAATCTTCTTCAATTCTCATAAGCCTGTTCTGCAAACTCAGGTCTCCCTGTGTATTCAGCTACTATATCATCAGTTCAAAGGTCTAATATATAGCCTGAAAATAGTGATAAAGTACCAGACTCATCATCATCATAAGGGTCACAACCAGCAACATATCTACCTCTTGGTGGAAAATCCTGTGATGAGGCTTTCTCTGGCATTACTTTTATCCATATACATCCCTCCATCTTGTTATCCTTATGTGGAAAAGATATAATAGGCTTTAGAGTGTCATCAGGCTTTCATTCAACTTTACCATCTTTAAGCTCTAATCTACCTACATACATATCTCTAAGAGATGATAAGTCATTTTCTATTTGAAATGCTCTATCATTCAAGTCAGCTACAGGGTATAAAGTCCCTGACCTTCTCATAATAGCATCCTTGATAGTGAAGGCATATTCAGCCTTCCTTTTGGTTAGCTTATTAACATCAGAGGAGTGATACTTAAGTTCATGTCTGATATTAAGTTCATAAAGCATGGCACCTATTACATCAGATACACCATCTCTATTATGAAAAGGTTTATAATTTAAGTATGCAGGATAAAAAAATATAGTTTTAGCCTGTGTATTGCCAGGGTCATATACATTTGGAAGACCATAGATATGGTTAGCTTCAGGTGAAGTAATCATATCTAAAGCTCCCATAAAGTCTGAACCCTCAGTACCACCAGTACCTACTGAATAGCCTAATCCAAATACTAAAGCTCCTTCCTGTACATTAGCAAAAGATGTCTGCCATCAATCCATATATTTAGGAAATGTACCAAACTCTTCTGCAAACATTCTATCACTTCTTTTACCTCTGGACTTATCAGGGTCATCACCAATAGCTACTCCCTGTACTGTATTATTAGGTGGTTGAATATTACCATCTTCTTCTCATCCACATATTCAGGACATATTAGTTAAACTGTCCTGTGCCTTATGGCTTGGAAACTGAGTATGCTTTGTTATTCAAGTTAAAGCATCCTCAAACTTATTTAATGTACCATCCTTGGTTAAAAACTCTTTATTATCAGCAACTATAAGCCCTGTTCTACCTTCACATGTTTCTGATGTAAGACCTATAGTAAAAAGTCTTACAAGCATTGATGCCAAAGTATATGATTTACCCTTACCTCTACTTGCTATCTCAGCAGCATGTTGCTGACCTACTCAATCATTATATAAACCACCATTCTGTGCCTGGTCTAAGTAATGAAACCTTAAATAGATTCCCTCCCAACACTCTGGAAGTTCATCTACTCTTACTATATATTTCCTTTTAGTCTTAGGATTAACTTTCTCAACAGTTTGAGTCATACAAAGATAATTCATAAAGAAGTACATATCTCCAGTAACTCATTCACCATCAGACTCTCTTACCATTCCATTCCAGCACCTGTCAAGTTCTCTTAGAAACCACTTCATCCATTCAGACTGTGGGTGCATATTAACCTTTAACTTAGTATAGCACCCATGCTCCTTAAAGTATAAAGCTGCTGGTCTAAAGTAATCCATATCCTCAAGTATATGAGGATTAACTAAATCAACTATTATTCTTCCAGCCTCATCTCTTGGTCTATCTTTAGCATAAGGTCTTGAGGGGCTTACCAGTCTCTGTATAAAAGGAACATCAGTATAATACTGTATTAACTCATCTATAACTTCCTTTGGGTATTTAGCTACTATCTCTGGAGTTAATTGAGTCTGGTATCTATTGAATGTTGGATATATCAGCTCTTCCATCTGTAAATAAAAAATATAATATACTTAGTTCCAATTCATTATCTATCTTTTCAATATTACCATCTATAACAGTTGCCTTTGCTTTTACTATCTGGTTCCCATCATCATAGTCTATTATTCTTATAGACCTTTCTCTCATACCTTTTACTAACTTTGATACAGGCTCTGTAACTCTGACTAATACCCAGTTGGTATGCTTAGCTGAATTATAAACTCTTACTACATCTTCTAAGGTCATACTACTTTATTTATTTTAATCATTTTCCTGACTCTTAAATAGTTTCTTAAGTCCTAAATCCCCAACTGTATGATTAGTATGTTTAGACATAAGTTTTGATGAGTGTTCCTCTACATCCTTATATATATCTTTCTCAGCTTGAGCTATCTTTACAGCTAACTCAGTAGAAGCCTCAATAGCTTTGTACATGTTAATAGCCACCTGGGGTTTTTTATCTTCATCAATGGAGTCCAGGTTCATTGCATCCATCATCAGTCTAATTTTCTCCACATTAGCTCTGTTACTCTCAAGAATTTTAGCAGAAGTGCAATTAGTATAATACTTAATCACAGGTATAGCATCCTTAAATAACTGATTAGGTTGCCAACTTTGTGGTAGCCCAGTCTGCTCCTTAATAATTCTCAATCTTTCATTCTCATCAGTTTCAAACTGATAATCACTCCTTGGGTCATACATAAAATATAGAGTCGATAACTGCTGTATAGCCTTTTCTTTTGATAGTGATTTATCAGAATTTCATATCTTTCTAAAAGCTGATATAGCCATAGCTTCAGGAGCTATCTCTACTCTCAATCCTCCATTACTTCATCTTAATAATCCTTTCTCCATAGCCAATAATAAAAAAGGGTGAGTATTTACTCACCCATGAACTTAAACTAATAAACTCTTGTCAGGTACTATCAGTCCTGTTACAGGGTCTGGTTTTACCTCTACAAATTCATATTCCTGTATAATATATTTTATATCATTGTCACCTATCTGGAGGTATTCTACACCATCTATAATAACAGCAGGAATATGATATTCCAGCTTGGCATTATAATACTCATCCATTGATTGTTTCAAGGTGTCTTTCTTTTGCACTGGATGTGCATATCTATCAAGATTTACAGCTACTAACTGCCCTGGTTCAACAAATGTAACTCTATCACCTACTGCATATACAGTTTGATAAGGTTTTAATTCCCCAATTAAGTCAGCTCTTATTAATCCATTGTTAACCTCAGCTAACTCTTCTGCCGTATATTTTTCAGCTGTTATAATTACATAATTAAACAGAGGTTTTATCTTTTTTATATTTATTTCCATATCTTTTCTCTACAAACTTTTCTACTTTTACTGCCAGACTATGATTAGTATAAAACTTACCAAATTCAGGTATGTTAAAACTTAATCTTAACTTTGAGCACTCTTCTTCACTAAGTGTATTAAGTAATGGATAACTGCTTAATGTATCATTAACTCAATTTCAATATTGATAATAAACAGCATGTGCAACTTGCAAATTTATATTAAGTTCTCTGGCTGCCTGTGTTACTATCTGTTTTATTTGACTTTTCAACATTATTATCCTTTATATCAAATACTACTATAAAATCAAATCTGTTAGTCCCTCTGCTCATATCCGGTATGTACTTTTTATTTAATTTATTAGTTTCTGATAATACCCCTTTAGCTCTGAAGGATGCTAAAGTTACACTAAACATAACTCCATCCTTCATGCCAAGGTCATTTATAATCTCCTTTTTACTCTCTCTTGAAAATAAAAAGGTATCAATAACATCATCATCACTTATTACCAGTGAAAGTTCATATCTCTTTTTTAGTATAGCAGCCAACACTTCTACCTCCT